TTGAACAATGGATGTGTGATTACACTATTGATAATAATGGTGACTTACAAAGATTAAAACGTAACGTTGATATTTTAATTAGAACGATTTTTAAAAATCGGGGATTAGATCTCCCTGCTTCCAGCGGCTACCTTCTTTCTGAAGCGTTCGTTGACAGTTAGCACATATAGTTTTTAAATTACTTGGGCGACAGTTATCTAAGCGGCTGTCTATATGATATACATCAAATTGCTCGTGATGTTTTGATTTAAATCCGCACTTTTCACATTCGCACTTTTTAACATATCCGTACTGTGCCCATCTCGGCATGCCACGACCTGGTCCTCCGTATCTAACACAGCTTTCGCACATGCTCCTGTAATACGGCTTATCTTCTTTATAATAGTTTATAGCACATGGCTTTTTGTTACAATTTTTGCATAATGGTCTCATACTAGTATTTAGTTGCCCTTTTCGGTCCCTTTAATCGGCTGTTTTCTACAGGTGATTTCCTATTTTATGCTAAATAATAATAACAACTACTCAACAGGAGAAAAAAAATGGCATTATCATCACCAGGTGTTGAAGTTAAGGTAATAGACGAAAGTTTTTATACCCCAGCTGAACCAGGCACCGTACCAATGATTTTTGTTGCTTCCGCAGAAAATAAAACTAACGGAAGTGGCACAGGCACAGCGGCAGGTACGCTGAAAGCTAACGCAGGTAAACCGTACTTGCTTACATCACAAAGAGAATTAGCTGAAACATTCGGCGACCCAGTATTTTATACAGATTCAAATAACAACCCAGTACACGGCGGAGAGCTAAACGAATATGGTTTACAAGCTGCTTACTCGTTACTAGGTGTTAGCAATAGAGTTTACGTAACTCGTGCAGACATTGACTTAGGTGTGTTATCACCGACAGCGGTTGAACCAAAAGATAGTCCAGCAGACGGAACTAACTGGTTTGATACTAATGATAGTTCATATGGTATTTTTGAGTGGAACAGCTCACCAAAGAACGTCACAGGCGGTCAGTCATTTAGCGTAAGAACTCCAATTGTTATTACAGATACAACAAAATTAGATGGTAACGGTGATCCTAAAGAGTCAGTTGGTAACATAGGCGATTACGCCGTTAAAGCTACAACAGATGTACTTAGAGTATATTACAGAAACTATACTGGTAGTTGGGTAAAAGTTGGAACAGCGGCATGGATTAATTCACATGCGGTTACAGCTGGTACAGTTTCTAATCCGACATTGAGCGGTGCAACAAACTTGACTATTACTGTAGGCGCTGGTTCCGCTATCACAGTAACAGAAGATACAAACTTAGCAACTACAGTAGCAACAGCAAACGCAGATGCAAGTTTCCAATCAGCAGGCATTAGCTTTGCAGCAATTGATGGCAAGTTCCATGTATTTAATGATGCGTCAGAAGACGAAAGAATTACTATTGCTGATACAGATGGTTTACTTGCTAAACTAGGCTTAGTAGCAGCAACTTATGATGCACCCAAAACACAACTTAGTGCTCACACAAGTGTACCTGAATTTAAGTCAGGCGATTCAACACCACGCCCAACAGGAAGTGTTTGGTTAAAAACTACTGAACCAAACCAGGGTGCAAATTGGAAGTACAAGCGTTACAATGCTAACACAGCATTATTTGATAACGTAACAGCACCAATTTACGGTACAGCAGAATTAGCGTTATACGGATTAGACAGAAGTGGCGGTGGAGTTAATCTTCCAGTAGGAACTACTTATGTAGCATCAAACGCAGAATCAGCTACACTACCACAAGGCGCATTTACAATTTACAGTCGTGCTAACGCAGGTGCAACTACTATTACTGGTAGTGCTATAACAGCAGCTACATTTAGTGCTCAGTCATATGCATTTAATATTGCTGAATCAGACGCAGGTAAAACAGCTTTACAAAGTGCTGTAACAATTAGCTTTACAGCAACAGGCGCTGTAGGCGATGCAGACTTAATGGCAGGTGCTATTAACAACTCAGCATTAGAAAACATTCAAGCAGAAGTAAGTGCAGATAACAAATTAATTGTTAAGCATACACAAGGCGGCGACTTTACTATTGTAGACACAAACAGCGGCTTTGCAGCAGCTGGCTTTGTATCATTTGTAATAGGTAACCCTGCAACAACAGCTAACTTATACACAAGAGGAAGCGTATTAACAGCAAGTAACTGGAAGAAAGCAATATTCACAGCAAGTGATGACGCTCCAGGTGCATTGGCTGCACAAGGCGCACTTTGGTACAACAGTGTTGTTGATGAAGTTGATATGATGATACACAATGGTACTACTTGGGTAGGCTATCAGAACTTTAGTTCAGATTATGCAAATACTAACCCAGCTGGACCTATTGTTTCAGCAACAGAACCTACAACACAGTCAGATGCTTCAGCGTTAGTAGACGGCGATCTTTGGATTAGCACAGCAGATTTAGAAAACTATCCATTAGTATATAGATATGACGGTGTTAACTTAAAATTCACATTACTAGACACAGCAGACCAAACTACTGAAAGCGGTATATTGTTTGCAGATGCACGTTATAATACAGCTGGCGCAAATGCAGCTGAAGAAGGTACTATTGTTGATTTACTAACAAATAACTACTTAGACCCAGATGCTCCAGATCCAGCACTATATCCAAAAGGTATGTTGCTATGGAACTTACGTAGAAGCGGATTTAACGTTAAGCGTTTTGAGCGTAACTATGTAGACATTAACGGTACTAACGGCAGATTCAATAATGACGAATCAATGGCTAGTTACTATCCACACAGATGGGTAACTGAGTCAGGCAACCAAGCAGATGGCTCAGGTAGCTTTGGACGTAAGGCACAGCGTAAAGTTGTTGTACAAGCGTTACAAGCAATGGTTAATAGTAACGATGACATTAGAGATGATGAGTCTAGATTGTTTAACGTTATGGCAACACCAGCATATCCAGAACTAATTGGCGAAATGGTTAGCTTAAACTACGATCGTGGACTAAGTGCATTTATTGTAGGCGACAGTCCAATGAGATTAACACCAGATGCAACTTCATTAAATGAATGGGGCACTAACGTTAAACTAGCTGTTGAAGATAACGATGACGGTTTAGTTAGCAGAGACGAGTACATGGGTGTTTACTACCCAAGTGGCTTTACAAGTGATAACGCAGGTAACAACGTAGTTGTTCCACCAAGTCACATGGCGCTACGTACTATTGCATTAAGTGACCAAGTTAGCTTTCCATGGTTTGCTCCAGCAGGAACAAGACGTGGTGGCGTAACTAACGCAACAGCAGCAGGTTACATTAGTAGCGAAGGCGAATTTGTAAGTATTGCACTTAACGAAGGCCAACGTGATACACTTTATAGCAATGCTGTTAACCCGATTACATTCTTAAGCGGAAGCGGCTTAGTAGTATTTGGACAGAAAACAAGAGCAAGAAATGCAAGTGCATTAGATAGAATCAATGTAGCACGTTTGGTTATCTACTTACGTAGTCAACTTAACAAACTTGCAAAACCATACTTGTTTGAACCAAATGATAAAATAACCAGAGATGAAATCAAAGGTGCAGCAGAAAGTCTAATGTTAGAACTTGTTGGACAAAGAGCACTTTATGACTTCCTAGTTGTATGTGACGAATCAAACAACACACCAAGTAGAATAGATCGTAATGAACTATATCTTGACATTGCAATAGAACCAGTGAAAGCTGTGGAATTCATCTTTATTCCATTAAGACTTAAAAATACAGGAGAAATTGCAGGACTTTAATTAAGTAATTGGACCCCTGAAAAAGGGGTCCTTACTTTGATAAATACTAGCAACAGGAGAAATACAAATGGCAATCTCGACATTATCAAAAATTACAGTTCCTTTAGCGAGCGACACAAGCGCAAGCAACCAGGGACTTTTGATGCCGAAACTACAATATCGCTTTAGAGTGACATTGGAAAATTTTGGTGTTACAAACGCAACGACAGAACTTACAAAACAAGTTATGGACGTTACAAGACCAAACATAACTTTTGAGGAAATTACATTAGATGTATATAACTCAAGAAGTTACTTAGCTGGTAAGCATACATGGGAGCCGATTACATTGAATGTACGTGATGACGTCAGCAACAATGTGCAGAAGCAGGTAGGCGAACAGTTACAGAAACAATTTGACTTCTTTGAACAGTCAAGTGCAGCTAGTGGTATTGACTACAAATTCTTAACACGTATTGAAGTGTTAGATGGTGGTAACGGAGCAAACGAAGTTGGAATATTAGAAACTTTCGAACTTTACGGTTGTTTCTTAACAAACGCTAACTACAACTCATTAAACTATGCAACAAGTGACGCAGCAACTATTGCTTTATCAATTAGATATGACAATGCTATCCAAACTCCAGTAGGACAAGGTATTGGTACGTCAGTTGGTAGAACAGTTAACACGCTTGTAACAGGCGGCGGCGTATAAAACACGTTAACTAAGATTGCTATTAGAATAGAAGAAAGGAAGTCATAAGGCTTCCTTTTTTTTATATGCGTACTTAATCTTTTTAGATAAATATTAGTATGGCAAACAAGTTAAACGGATTCTTAGACAACTTCTTTAATGGAGTATTAAACCCAAAAGGTAGTATGGGTGACTTTCAGCATGCTTCTAGATTGTATGTTGACAACGCATTTAGGCTTGCTCCTAAATCAAAATTTCTTTATTTTGTAAATTTTAATTTTTATAAAGACGACAAGCACGATGTATTAGCAGGGTTTCCTAAAATACAGAATAGGCATAGAGCTGAAATGAATATGCTTGTAAAGAACGTTGACTTACCTCAATATAGATCTTCTGTTGAAGTTAAAAATGCATACAATCGTAAAAAGAATGTTCAAACACGTATAGACTATACACCAGTCTCTATGACTATGCATGATGATAATCAAGGCTTAACAACAATGTTAATGGAAGCCTACTATAAGTATTATTATAGAGATTCCAATATTACTGATATAACAGCAAGTTACGATCCTCGTTCAAATTATAAAGATGAAAACGGTAGATCATATCGATTTGGTTTAGATAACGATAAAATGGTTCCGTTTTTTAGAAGTATAAAACTTTACCAATTTAGCAGACATGAATATACCGAATACACTCTTGTTAATCCTATCATAGAATCTTGGGGCCATGATACAATGGATCAAACAGATGGTAGTGGTATTGCAGAAAATAAAATGACAATTAACTATGAAGCTGTATTATATAGTAGAGGCGCTGTAGGAGAAGATAGTCCTGCAACGTTTGCAACAGACCATTATGATAAGACACCAAGTCCGTTAAGTGTAGCCGGAGGCGGCGTAGGTAACTTATTCGGCGGTGGTGGCATACTAGACGGAGCATCAAGTGTACTAGGTGATATTACTGGCGGCACCTTTGGGCTAGGCACATTATTAACAGCAGCAAATACTGTTAAAAATGCAAAGAATTTAAGTAAAGATAGTCTTAAAGCAGAAGGACTTAGTATTTTAACAGGTGCTATTGTAAATGTAGGTAAAAAAGGCGTAGGCGGATTGCCAGGTATATTGGTACCTAAAACAAACGGTACTGGCGGAAGTAATGATGGCACAACCGCAACGTCAAACAGTGCTACTAATAATTCTAGTTCATCAGCAGCTAAAGTAGCGTCTGCACAGGCAGCAAACAATCTACCAGTAACAGTAGGAGACGGCGGATAATGGCACAAGGAAACTTACCACAAACAGGTTACACATCTAGTGACCAACCAGTAAGAGAATTATTTGATACTTACTATCAACAAAAATTAGAATTTCCAAGTAATGATGTAGATGCTGTGTTAGCATACTTTGGTAAAAGAGGCTTTGAAGACAGAGCTAGTGCTAGTATAGCAAGCACATTATTACAACAAGCAAAGATAGACAATGTACCTGTTTTCAAATTACTTGATACATTAAAAGGTTTAAATGATTCACAACTTAGTGCATTAGTTGCAGAAATTTTAAACTATACTAGAGGTAAAACTAGTAGTTTAGGCTTTCAAGTTCCTTCACAGTCTAATATCGTAGAGTCCAGAAATATAGAAGTCTTTGAGGACTAAACATGCCTAAGTTCGCACAGGGCAAATTTAATATAAAAAATCCTGACAAGTATGTTGGAAACAAAACACCAACATACAGATCAAGTTGGGAATTTGCTTTTATGAGATTCTGCGACGAACATTCAAGTGTTGCACAATGGGCAAGTGAAGCAATTAAAATTCCATACAGACATCCTTTTACAGGAAAACATACAGTATATGTACCAGACTTTTTTATAGTGTATATTGATAAAAAAGGCAAACAAAAAGTCGAACTAATAGAAGTAAAGCCAGCTAGTCAATCTTTTCATGAAAGAGTTGGTAAATCAAGACAGAATCAATCAGCTTTCGTAGTTAACCAGGCCAAGTGGTCAGCAGCAAATGCATGGTGCAAACAAAAAGGTATCTTTTTTAGAATAGTAACCGAGGATGATATTTTTCATCAAGGCAAAAGAAGATAAATAATACTAGTAGTTAATAGGGAACACTATGACTAAGAAATTAGAAGAAATGTTAGATTTACCAGAATCTAGAGAAATTATAGAAGAGGCTAGAGCTAAGCCAGCGCCTATTGTGCAACATACAGAATCGTTGCGAGATATTGCAGAGTTTGATAAAATAAGTTCTGCATTACCGGCTGTTAAAGGCTTGGGCAAAATGGCGGACGAGGAGCTTAATGATATTGCTGAACGTGCATTAACAGCATACGAAGATCTAATGGATCTAGGTATGAATGTAGAAGCACGTTATAGCGGCAGAGTTTTTGAAGTTGCTGGCGGCATGTTAAAAACAGGCCTAGATGCTAAAGTTGCTAAGTTAGATAAAAAACTAAAAATGATCGACTTACAACTTAAAAAAGAAAAAATGGACAAAGACGGAGGCATTGGTGACGGCGACATGGTCAACGGTGAAGGCTATGTTGTAACAGATCGCAACAGTCTTTTAGAGAAGTTAAAAAGCGTCCAATCAGATAAATAATATATATAGGAACTAATACAATGACGTTTGAAAAATTTTTAATAGAAGCAAAAAAGGTATATCCTTTTAAAATTGGTATAGCAGGAGTGCTTCCAGAAAATTGTGAAGACATGCTAAAGACATGTTTAGAAAAGTACGGAGTTAACAATATGACTTCGGGCAAGAAAACCCCAATTCAAGAACGTCCTTTAGATTTTCCACAATTACAAAATATGGAAGTAACATATTTTGAAACAGAACTTAACTATCCAACAACATCGCAAGTACTACAAGAGTACTTAGGCCAGTGTTGCAATATTGATCAGTCTTTTATCATTGTTAGAAATCCAATGGAACCACAAGAGCAATATCAAGAAGAAACACAAGACAGTGAATATGTTGCAAAATTAACCACTGAAGAACTAGAAAGCGTTGATGGCCAAAAAGAAGTTGGAAACAACAGAGTGATGGATTTATTAAAAGAATTAGAAACAGCTCGTAAAGAGCGTGGGTTCGACACTGTCGACGGCCCAGTAGGCGAGTCAAAAGACATTGACGACAGTGAAAACACAAAAAGCGCAATAGGGAGCTAACTTATGAATATGAAAGATATGATTCAGCGTATGACTGACATCGAAGCAAACAAACAACAATTAAACGAAGCTGAGATGCCACCAATGGGAGCACCGGCTCCAATGAATGACGGTAATCCAGTAACAGTAAATATATCAATGAATGCAAGCGGCAAAGAACATGTAGCTGATTTATTAGGTATGATGAAAAATGCAGGACTTGGCGATGCAGAGCCAGTAAGCACAAAAATGCTTTCACCACGTTTAGACATGGAACGTTTAGCAGGTATTGTAGATGACCCAGAAATTCCAGGTAAAGACGAAGTACCAGGCGATTCAGATACAACAGATAGTAGTTGTAATGATGACATTGATGCAGACGTTGATGAAGGTCAGGTGAAACGTGAGATGACTGACGATGCGCAACAAATGGACAAAGTAGATTTTGTAGACAAGTATAGCGACTACGGCGCAGCAGAAGCATCTGCAATGTGGGACGATATGAACGAAGATGTAGATGTTGATGAGTGGGCAAATTCACCAGATGGTGTTGAAGGCGAACCAGAGCACAAAGATCATCATTACATGACAAAAGATTTAAGTGGCGGCATTAACCGTAGCAAGAAACAATTTAAAGCTGCACAGCCAGGCGATAATGCAATGGCAATGGAAGGTATTAAAGAGCACCTTTATAACTTACTAGCTGAAAAGAAAGCAAAGCCTGACTTTTTAGATGTTGATAAAGATGGTGACAAAAAAGAGCCAATGAAAAAAGCCCTTAAAGACAAAGGCGGAAATAAGCCTAAGAAGGGTGTTAAGCCATCCTTTAAGAAAGGCGTTAATCCTTTTGAATCTATAGAAGAAGCACAAGAAAAAATGCCGTCCAAGGCACATATTACAAAAATGTGTAAAGATGGAAAAACTACAGCAGAAATTTGCAAAATGCATCCAGACTGTGATCAAGCTAAATTAAAAGCAATGATCAAAGATTGCAACTCCGTAGAAGAAACATACGAAGACAAAAAAAAAACTGTCCAGAGTGTGGCAAAAAAGGTAAAGTAAAATTAATGGCTTGTGCAAGCTGCGGTTGTAAATAATAAGGAAAGATAAATGGTAGCAGTAACAAGAGTACACGGATTAAGTGTTACAGCAGGTAATGTATATTCCCATGGTGCTAAAGGGTTTTTAATCACAGTACAAGTTGCTGGTAATACAGATGTTGATTTGAGAGCTGAAGATGATGCTGTTGATGAAGCAGTCGAACTGATTATAAAAGAAGTTAATCCTTTGATGTATGCTGTAAAAGACGATGCATCAGGTGAGATTAGCATTATTACAGACAGAGATACAAGCCCAGAGGACTTACAAGCACGTATTAGAGCATTGGGTACAACAGTAGGACCAAACAACGTTGATGTAACAGGCACCGACGTTATAGAAGCAACTTTCTTAACCGTAACTGGTTAATCAAGAATAATAATAATAGATTCAATAGGCTCTTAGGAGCCTATTTTTTTGAATAAATATTACTATGGCACAATCACTCGACGGCGTCCTTATAAAGAAGGCGAATAGACAAGAAAAGTTTACTGAAGCGCAAATGGAAGATTTGCTAAAATGTATGGATCCTGATGACGGGTACTTGCACTTTGCAAAACATTTTGCTTTTATACAACACCCTGTAAGAGGTAAGTTGTTATTTGATCCATACGAGTATCAGTTAAGATTAATGCATAGTTACCATAACTATCGCTTTAACATTAATATGATGCCTAGACAAACAGGCAAGACTACGTGTGCTAGTATCTACCTTGCTTGGTATGCAATGTTTAGACCGGATCAAACTATTCTTGTAGCTGCGCACAAGTACACAGGCGCACAAGAGATTATGTCACGTATACGTTTTGTATACGAAACTTGTCCTGATCATATTAGAGCAGGCGTTACAAGTTATAATAAACAATCAATTGAGTTTGAAAACGGTTCACGTATAGTAGCCCAAACAACAACAGGTAACACAGGACGTGGTATGTCCATATCATTACTATACTGTGACGAGTTTGCATTTGTGCAACCTAACATCGCAGAAGAGTTTTGGACTTCAATATCACCTACACTAGCAACAGGTGGTCGTGCTATTATTACAAGCACCCCAAACAGTGACGAAGATACATTTGCTACTATTTGGAAACAAGCAGAAAATAAGTTTGATGAACACGGCAATGAACAAGAGCTAGGATCAAACGGCTTTCATAGTTTTGTTGCACAATGGCAAGAACATCCTGATCGTGACGAAGAATGGAAAGTGGCAGAAATTGGCCGCATTGGAGAAGAGAAGTTTAGACGTGAATACGGCTGTGAATTCTTAGTATTTGATGAAACACTTATTAACTCAATTAAACTTGCGGCTATGGAAGGTAAAAATCCTATATTAAATATGGGACAAACACGTTGGTATAAAAAGCCAACTAGTCAGTACACTTATGCTGTAGCATTAGATCCATCAATGGGTACTGGCGGAGATCATGCCGCTATACAAGTATTTGAATTACCTAGTTATGAACAAGTAGGCGAATGGCAACATAATACTACAGCAATACCTGGACAAATACGTGTACTAGCAGACATTTGTAGATACTTGGAACAAGAAACAAGAAATACAAATGGCATATACTGGAGTGTAGAAAATAATGGCATCGGCGAAGCAGCACTAATCGTTATAAACGATTTCGGGGAAGAGAATATACCAGGCCTATTTGTGTCTGAACCAATTCGAAAAGGACATGTGCGCAAGTTCCGTAAAGGCTTTAATACTACACACGGTACAAAGATTACAGCATGTAGTCGACTAAAAACTATGATCGAAAACGATAAGATGACTGTGCGTAGCAAACCCTTGTTGTCAGAACTAAAGGGCTTTGTTGCCACAGGATCTAGTTTCCAAGCAAAGTCAGGAATGACAGATGACTTAGTAAGTGCAACTTTACTTGCTATTAGAATGATGACTGTACTTAAAGATTGGGATCCTAGGATCTACAATTCCTTTAATCAAGCAGACGAATATGAGGATTACGAAGCGCCAATGCCAATCTTCGTAAGTAGCAACTATTGATAAATACATTATGCAGAATATAGAAATTATAGCGGACGAATTATTTTCAAAAATTAGGGGTAGATTTCCTGGTGTTACTATTGGTGATGCTGAAGGTAATGTAACAAGCGAACCAAAGCAAGCAAGGTTTTTTGAATTCCCTTTTAGAGAAGCAAAAGCCGACGTAGGTAAAGTTAGTATCTCACTATCAGAAGAAGATGGTGTAGTAGTAATGCACAATAAAGACGTTGCAGAAAATAATGTTAGTAAAAGTACGTGGTACGATTTCTTAAAAGAATTAAGGCAGTTTAGTAAAAAGCGTTTATTAAACTTTACAACTAGAGACATAACAAAGTCTAACTTAGAGAAAAGAGACTATAAATATCTTGCACAGCGATCCGGAGATAGCAACATGACAGAATCAAAATTATACGGCACATCTAGAATAAGTTATCAAGATGTTGGAGAAGCCAGACTAATTATCAAACACAATGAAAGCATTGACCAAACTTCACCCACAGGGCGTAATAGAAGCATTGGTAAAATATATGTAGAATCACCACAAGGTGAACGTTTTATGTATCCGTTCAAACACCTAAGTGGTGCAAGAGCAATGGCAAGACACGTTGCTGAAGGCGGTAATGCATATGACGAGTTTGGCAAGCATATTACAAGTTTAAGTGAAGAATTGGCAAAACTTAGAAAGTTCAAAAATTACATGGGTCGCTCTAGTGTAATGGCAGAAAGTCTAAGTGAGTATATGGACGTTGTTAAAGAACGTGTTGTGACAGTTAAGAAGACAATTGAATCATTACAAAAGCCAAAGTTTTATGCAGAAGCATTTGAAGCATTTGCTCCGGTTGTAATGGAAGATGTACCAGCAGACGTTGCTGAAAATTGGATTGACCAATTAACTATTAGACAGTTTAATGAAGAGCTGTCAGATGTATTTCCATACATTTACAAACTAGTAAGTGAAGCAAGTAAAGCAGAAGACATTAATCCAGATGACTTAGACGAGACAGGCTTACAGCGTTACACAGGTATTAAGAAGTACGGCAAAAAAGGTTTTGAAGAATTACAAAAAGCAGGGCGTGAAGGCGCAGGCGAAGAAGAAAAAGGCAAAATCAAAGACAAACATTTAAGCAAAGAAGAAATAGAAATTGAATCAGCGTTTGAACAAATGATGGGCCAGTTTCAAGATGAAAGTTTTGATCCAAATGCAGAGCCAAGTCAGGCAGACTTAGCTATGGAAGAGTTTATGGATACCTATGAAAAAGGTGGCGAAAAAGCATTAGCAGCTGCTTTACGGATTAGCGAAGAAGAACTTGATCAAGATATTAACGAATGGTGTGCAGCACACGGCAAACATGCAGACGATGATAGAGACGAAGCAATTGAAGGCGTTGTTCAAGAACTAGTTGACGATACAAATTTTGATGAAGGCAATGCGTTTGCACAAAAAGTACGTCAGGCTAAAGCAAATGGCAAGAAAAAAGGTGACAAAGTAGACGGACCAGACGGTGACGAGATTACACTTGAAAAGGACGAAAAGACTCCATTAGGCGAGTTCATACTAAGTTACTTTGATAGAGATAACGGATCATTTCCAAAGGGCGAAACAGCCGTACTAACTATGATCGAAAAGGACTATGGTGAAGAGTATATTACTCCAGCTAAACAGTTCATTGAAAGAATTAACCAAACATTTGAAGAGTACCAAATGCGTGTACAACCACAGCAAATGGAAAATCCAGAGTTTGACAGAATACGTGAGTTAGCTGGTTTAAGATAATTAGCTAACCGCTTATAAGTTTTTATGTATTTTCTTTAAAAAAACACTTGACTTTATTTGTAAACCAGTATATAATATAGACTGTGCTACAAATTAATAGGCACAAAAACGTAGCAATGTAGCTACAAAGCATAACATAGGCACTTATAGGAGGCATTCAACTATGGCATCATTAGCAGAAATCCGAGCAAAGCTCAAAGAACAAGAAACCCGCTCATCGGGCGGTGGACAAAATCAAGGTCCAAACCCAATTTACCCATTTTGGAATATGAAAGAAGGCGAGAGTTCAACTCTACGTTTCCTTCCAGACGGTAACGCAGATAACACTTTTTTCTGGGCAGAACGTTTGATGATCAAACTTCCGTTCGCAGGTGTTAAAGGCGAAACTGATAGTCGTCCAGTACAAGTACAAATTCCTTGTATGGAAATGTATGGTGAAACATGTACTATCTTAAATGAAGTACGTGGTTGGTTTAAAGATTCAAGTCTAGAAGACATGGGTCGTAAGTATTGGAAAAAGCGTTCATACGTATTCCAAGGCTTTGTAACTGACAATCCAATTGCAGACGATCAGTCACCTGAGAACCCAATACGTAGGTTCATTATCGGTCCACAAATCTTCCAGATCATTAAGCAGGCGCTTATGGATCCAGACATGGAAGAGTTGCCAACTGATTACACAGCAGGTGTAGACTTCCGTTTAAACAAAACATCTAAAGGTGGGTACGCAGACTATTCAACTTCATCTTGGGCACGTAGAGAGCGTCCATTAGATGACAGTCAAATGAATGCTGTTAACACACACAGCCTGTTTAACTTGTCAGACTTTTTACCTAAAAAGCCAGACGAAACAGCGCAAAAAGTGATGCATGAAATGTTTGAAGCATCAGTAGATGGTGAAGCATATGACGCAGAACGTTGGAGTCAATACTTCCGTCCTGCAGGTATGCAAGCACGTACAGGTGATCCACAAGTGGCTGCAAGTGTAAATGCAACAGCAACTTCGCGTTCGGAAGCACCAGCGGTAACTCCGGCTCCTGTAGCAGAAGCAGCACCGTTTGAAGCAGATGTCAAAGTAGCAGAAGCAGCTATTGCGGCACCGGCAGCACCTGCAGCACCTGCACCTAGTGAAGGCAATGCAAGTGACATTCTAGCAATGATTAGAAGTCGTCAATCACAATAAAATAGCAATTGAAAAGGGTTGCTATGTAATGTAGCAACTCTTTTTATATTATAGCTTAATAGGAGAAAACATGGCTAAATCATTTGATGTAAGTAAGTTCCGCAAGGACTTAACTAAAAGTATCTCAGGCATGAGTACTGGATTTAACGATCCTACTGATTGGATCAGTACAGGATCATATGCACTAAACTATCTTATCTCAGGAGACTTTCACAAAGGTGTTCCGCTAGGTAAGGTTACTGTGTTTGCAGGTGAATCAGGAGCAGGAAAGAGTTACTTCTGCGCTGGAAACATTGTAAAAGACGCACAGGATCAAGGTATATTTGTAGTCTTAATTGACTCGGAGA